ACAATGACATTTACTGCTAAAACATATCTCTTCGGACCTGTACCAGAATCATCAAGTGGTTTGATTAAGAAAGCAACCATTGATTACAGTACTAGAAAAGGTAAGGACTTTAGAAGAGAAGTTCGTTACAGTGTTACACCTCAGGCAGTTAAAGATTATACTAATGATGGAACTACATATTTGGCAGAGAGTCTAGATGTTAAAGAGACTCTTGTTACCGTGGCAGATTCCTCTGCTCTCAGTGTCGATAATCACATTTATGTTGGTACTGAGAACATGAAGATTAAAGAGATTGATGGCAATAATCTCGTTGTTCTTCGTGGTCAAGAGGGAACCAGTGCCGCAGAACATGTAAATGGTGCTACAGTAGATCTTATTAATGCTGCTGATGATGCACTTATTGAAATAGGTGATGATTTTGGATTTAATGAAACAACTTCATTCTTCCAAGACTTCAAACAGTATAGTCCATCTCAGAATAAGGATGTATAATCATGGCAGATTTTGCAGAGTTAGAAAAGACGTTTGATGTAGCAACTGAAGTTGTAGCAGACGTTAAGAAGGTTGGTATTCAAAAACCTCCCAAAGATCGGGATAAAACAGATATTAGAAATGACTACGAATACACAAGAGGCAATTTATACTCTATCATTGAGAAAGGACAAGAAGCAATTAACGGAATTCTTGAACTTGCTCAAGAGAGCGAAATGCCAAGAGCATACGAAGTTGCTGGACAATTAGTTAAATCAGTTTCAGATGCTACTGATAAACTAATGGATTTGCAGAAGAAACTTAAAGATGTAGAAGAGGAAACAGTACAGAAAGGACCATCTACTGTTAACAATTCACTCTTTGTTGGTTCTACTGCTGATTTGGCAAAGATGCTAAAAGAGGCCACTAAGGCCCAAAATAAATAACAATATGATAAACAAAACTCCTATTGCTAATCTACCGTCAATAGACGAGTTTATTGTCGAGCCTGCATTACCATCGGTAGATGATTTCTTACCAAAAGAAGAAATTGTAGAAGAAGTTCAAACCATTGAAGATGCTGATGGTAACTCCTTTCTAGAAGTAGAGGATGTTGTTAAAGCACCAGAATGGGGTGAATTGGTAAGGATGGTTAATGATGTCCGTAATGACATACCAGAAATACCAGAAATAAAAGACTATGCACCAGAATTAGAAGAGTTATCTGCTAGTATTCAGCAAGTAAAAGATGAGATACCAGTAGTACCTGAAGTTAGATATTACGAAAATGAGTTAGAAGCATTACGTGAATCAATTAATAAAGTTGAAGAATCTATACCAACTTTACCTACTTGGATTCACAAAGTCACTGAAGTACCTGATTTTGCTTGGGTTGGAAAAGGATTCAATGTTATTGATGAAGATTTCAGAGGAGTTAGGGATACCATATCAACACTTGCTGCAAGGGTAACTACTGAGTTAGAAAAGATACATGAAGAAAGTGATACTAAATCATTTGAAACAAAGACTGATTTTAAGACTATTCATGAAAGAGTTGATGTTGTAAGAAAGGATATCTTTAAAGAACTTAGAGAACAATCTACTGTTATCTGGAATCTTCAAAAGAAATTAAAGAGTAATCAGAAAGAGTTTGAGATAACTTTCAACGAAAAAGTAGGTGAAAGATTTGATGCTTTTAGTGAAGTAACAAAGAAAACTGTAGATAACTTACAAGAATCATTTGTAGAATCTACAGATAATCTTGCCAAGCATATGGATGGTGAGGTTAAGTCTCTTCAGGAAAGAATAAAGTCTTTACCTAAACCAAAATATTATGAAGAAGACTTAAAAGTTATTAGAAAAGAACTTAAAAATCTAACTGAACTAAAAGCACTTGTTTATGATATACAATTAAAGCAAAAAGATTTAGAACTCCAAGAAGGTATTCTGAATGAACCACCAGATACCGCAGAGAATATTGGCACTGGAACAGATCCATTAACACCAATGGATCAGAAGTTTGCTACTCTTAAAGATTTAGCAGAGCATTATAGAATTTTCATCAATAGAATACAAACCCAACTGTCAACTATGGGTGGCGGTGGTGCTGGAACCATCAAAGATTTGGATGATGTTGATTTCGATCAGACTACTGGCGATAATCAGTTATTGATATTTGATCAAGCAAATACTAAATGGGTAGGTATTGCTAGTACTGCTCTTTCTCCTGCTGCAGAGACTTTAGATCAAACACTTACACAAGGTAATACATCAGCATTTGGTATGGATGTTGGTATTGTTACTTCTACTGGTGGAATGTCAATTAAAGGTATTGCTATAGTTAGTGATACTACCAATTCAACTGTATTCAATGATGGAGCTTTAGTAGTATCTGGTGGTGTTGGTATTGCTAAGAGTCTTACAGTTAAAGGTAACATATCTTGTGCTGGTACAGTTTTCTATGAGGATGTAACTAATATAGATTCTGTTGGTATTGTTACAGCAAATAATAATATAGAAGTTGTTGGTGTAGTTACTGCAGTTACAGGTGCAGCAGTAACTTATTATGGTGATGGTTCTAATTTGACAGGTAAGGCATCAATAGGAATGGTATTAGCACTAGGATGAAGACATTTAAACAGTTCATGTCGGAAACTCCTAATATGTCTGGCCCAGTAGGGCCAAACAATCCTGCTATGGCAGGATATGTACCAAAGTTATTCGCACATGATACAACTCCTTTAGATCAAGGTTTCCAAGGACCAGGAGAGACAGGACAGGATAGATATAATAGATTTTTTGGAGTCGTACCTGTTGAGAAGATGACTCTACAGACTAGACTTGATGGAAATGATTCTATTGATGGCATGATAGATGCCTCAAAAGAGTATGTTAGTAAGATAGATGATCACAACAGTATTGTAAGATTAAACCAAGTTAAAAAGTGGTCAATGGGTGTTAGAGACTAAATTTGCATATATATTAAGCCTTGCATAAAGTGAATGCCTGACGAAGTTAAAGAAGAAATCAAAGAAGAAGAGACCGATAAAGAAGAGAAAGGTGCTCTTGGTAAGTTAAAGGATGCAATACTACCAGATGCTGAAGAACAAGCAGCAATCGTTAGTACATTTGTACGCCTTGGCGTGTTGGTCTGGTCGGGGGGAATTTTGACCCTTAATTACGTGGCTATCCCAGGTGTTCCTCAGCAGAAAATAGATCCAACATTTATTGCTTCGGTGTTTACTGGAGTTTTAGCTAGCTTTGGAATCCAAACTGCATCTAAAAAAGGTGACGGTACTATGAAGATGAATGGTAATGGTAGTGGTAATGGTGGACCTCCTCCTGTTACTGCTAAGGATATTGAGACAATTATGGAAAAAACTGCTTCTGCTGGGCCTGTTCAAACAATTAGAATTGAACAAGCACCTATCAAAATAACTACTGATACTCCAACAGAAGACAAAAAGTTCACTATGTGATATAATTCGATATTATGACTATTCATAGAATTAGGTTATCTAAAATGCAAAAACTTGTAAATGTCATTGCTATTGCGTCTGGTGCTGTATCTATTGCCCTTATTGGCAG